ACAAAAAGAAACTTTGATTTAAGGAAGTTATACCAGGTAGTTGAGGTTGTATTGAAGAATGGTTTAAGGTTCTATGAAGTTGAAGGGGTTTGTTGTAATGACTATGAGTACAAAGAAGAAGATGTTGTGCGAGTTATACAAAGAGCAAATACTGATGAACTTAATAGAGCAATTGTTTATGTAGATAAGCATAACAACCACAATGAGGGAAATGCTAGAAGGAAGATAGTAAAGAAGTATGACAAGTCTAGTGGTGAACTGATAAAGTATTACACCTCTATGAAAGATGTAAGTGAAGAACTAGGAATTGAATACCATGAATTTTGTATTAAGTTGAAATATGGGTATAGAGATATTGGTGACTATTACTTTGAGGTTATAGGTGAGAGTGGGTACTCAAGTGAGAATATAGTTGAGGATCACTTTGAAGAATTGAGAGGTAGTGGACTTGGGGTATCTAAAAGTGTAATTGCTAGGTATAGAAAAAATGATGAGAGTGAATACCTGGCATTATACGAAAATGTAGTGGATGCTAGTTTGGGTTCAGGAGTAAGTATCAAGTATATGCAAGATGAGTTGAGGAAAGGGAAAGTTGAGGTAGGTAGATATGTTTATAAAACAATCAAGAAATGAAGAAACTAAAGGAGTGAAACATGCTGTAGGATATGTGAGAGTATCTACAGATAAACAAAGTGATGAGGACAAGTTTGGTATCCCAGCACAAAAGGAAGCTATTTTGAAATATGCTGAAGAGAATGGTTATAGTGTGGATAGATGGTTTATTGACAGAATGAGTGGTGCTAAAGACAATAGACCTGAATTAAATAACATTCTTTATGGTGGTGCTTGTTGTAACCCTCCATTTGAAGCAGTTATAGTGGCAAAAAGTGATAGATTATCAAGAGATACTAAGTTATATTTCTATTACTTATACACTTTAGAGAAAATGAATATTAAGTTACTAAGTGCCAGTGAACAATTTGAAGATGATGCACTTGCTAACATTTATAGGTCACTTTTACTATTTGTAGCAGAAATGGAAAGAAAGAACATTGTGCAAAGAACCATTAAGGGTAAAGTAGAAAAAGCCAAGAATGGTGGGTTTGTAGGTGGTCAAGTTCCATTTGGGTATGTTTCACTTGGTAAAGGTCAATTAGTTATTAACGAAGATGAAGCTAGAGCAGTAAGAATGATTTATAGACTTAAGACTAGTGGTTTAAGTTTTAGTGAAGTATCAAGAGCATTAGAAAATGCTAATATTTGTAACCGAAAAGGTACTGTTATTTGGAGTTTAGGTCAATTACAAAGCATTTTAAGAAATAAAAGGTTCTATGAGGGTTATATTAGATATGCTGGTCAACCATACATTAAGGGTAAGCATGAACCTATCCTAGAAGAGGGAATGTACCACACTTCATATGATGATAAAGACTATAGACATACACGTAAAGTAGAGGTATAGAATGTTTGAAATAGTATATAAAGCACTAGAAAAAGAACCATTAAACTTTGATATATGTGAGGACTTGTACTCACTTGTTAGGGAAAAGGAAGAAGAACCTAATTCACTTGTTTATGGTAAGAAATTAAAAGACCATTTAGAGAAATATATGGCAAAATATGATAATCTTGACTATGTTTTAGATTTTTATAATAGATTATGCCTATTTTTAGCACCTAATGATTTTGATAGTTATTTAATTTACCTTGAGAAGAATAGAGAACCTGAAAAGAGGTTTTATCTTCCTAGAAGAAAACAACTTAGAAAAGTAGTAGATGCTTTACAAGAACTATACAATGGTGATTTGAATGAAATGAGTTTATCTACTCCTCCAAGAGTTGGTAAAACATCAATACTTATGTTTTATTTAACCTGGTTAATGGGTAAAGACCCAGAAAGAAGTAATCTTTATTCTAGTTATTCATATACTGTTGTTAAGGTATTCTTTAATGGTATTTTAGAAATATTACAAGATACTACTACATATACTTGGCACGAAATATTCCCAAAAGTAGATATTGTTAGAACCGATAGTGATGGTGGAATAGTTGATTTGGGTAGAAGAAAAAAATATGCAACACTTACTGCAAGGTCAATTGATGGTACGTTAAATGGTGCTTGTGACTGTGATGGGTTATTGATTGCTGATGACTTACTTGAAGGTATTGAAGAAGCTATGAATAACGATAGACTTAATAAAAAGTGGGCAACTGTAGATAACAACTTACTAACAAGATGTAAAGCAAGTGCCAAGATTTTATGGGTAGGAACTAGGTGGTCAATTCAAGACCCTATTGGTAAAAGACTAGACTTATTGGAAAATGACCCTAATTTTGGATCAATTAAACATAAAACATTTGAAATACCTGCTTTAGATAAAAATGACCATTCTAATTTTGAATACTTATTCAATGTTGGGTTTACTAGTGAATACTATATACAAAAAAGAGCATCTTTTGAAAGAAATAACGATATTGCATCTTGGTCTGCACAATATATGCAAGAACCAATTGAAAGAGAAGGTGTATTATTTACTCCTGAAGGTATGCAATATTACAATGGTGACTTACCTTTAGGAGAACCTGATAGAGCATTTGGAGTTACCGACCCTGCATTTGGTGGTGGTGACTATACTGCTACACCTATTGCTTTACAATATGGTCAAGATTTCTACCTTGTTGATGTTGTCTTTGATGATAGGGATAAATCTGTAGTAAGACCACGTATAGTTGAAAAGATAATCAAGCACAATGTTAGTGGTATGCAAATAGAAGCTACTAAAATGACTGAAGATTATGCTAAAAACATTACCGATATGTTGAGGGCAAAGAATTATAGGTGTAATATTACTACTAAACCTGCACCAAGTAATGTTTCAAAAGGACAAAGAATATTTGATGCAGCACCTGATATAAGAGAACACGTATATTTCTTAGCACCTCAATTAAGGAATGATGAATATAATAGATTTATGATGCAAGTGTTTAATTACAAAGTTCTTGGTAAGAATAAACATGATGATGCACCTGATAGTCTTGCACAACTAATGAAATATTCTCAAATATCTAATCACGTAGAAGTAATAAAAAGACCTTTCTAAAATCACCTCAAGGTGATTTTTTTATGTAATAGTTGAACTTTCATCTAATTTGCTAAAGTGAAATTAGAAAAGGTATGAAAGAGAGTTCTTACGTAGCAAATACTAAAAACCCTAAAACTCTACCACCCTTTTTTGGTAGAAGAGTTTTATTTACCGATAAAGAATATATAGACAATACTAATCTATTACCAGAATTACAAAGACTAATTATTATTCATAATGTAAATGCTGTTGAAATAGATTATTTATATCAATACTACAAAGGAAAACAACCAATTCTTGGTAGAACTAAAGAAGTTAGAGCTGAGATTTGTAACAAAGTAGTAGAAAATAGAGCAAATCAAATAATTTCATTCAAGTTAGGTTATATGATTGGTGAACCTATTGCTTATGTATCACGTGGTGATAGAGAAGATATAGGTGATGAATTATCTAAACTAAATGATTATTGTTATTTAGAAGATAAAGAAACTGCTGATGTTGATTTAGCATCTTGGTTTATGATTGGTGGCACTGGTTATCGTATGGTATTACCAAACAAGATGTATAGCAAGAGTGATGATGAACAATCACCATTCAAGTTATACACTTTAGATCCAAGACACACATTTGTGGTTTACTCATCTCTAATAGACAGGAAACCAATGATGGGTGTAAGTAGAGTAGTGCTAGAAGATGGTAACGAAATAATTAGTGTTTACACTCAAGACAAGTTCTTTGTAGTAAGAAATTGGCAAATAGTAGAAGAATTGCCTAACCCACTAGGACAAATACCAATTGTTGAATACACAAACAATAAAGAAAGATTAGGTTCATTTGAAGTTGTATTAACTTTACTTGATGCCTTAAATATTGCAGAAAGTAATAGATTAGATGGTATTGAGCAATTCATTCAATCACTATTAGTATTCAAAAATACTGATTTAGATGATGAAATGTTCAAAAAACTTAAAGATATGGGTGCTATCAAGATTACTGGTGATGGTGCTGAAGTAAAAATATTAGTTCAAGAAATGAACCAGCAACAAGTCCAAGTATGTATTGATTACTTGTATGAAGCAGTACTTACTATTTGTGGTTTACCTTCAAGAAATGGTGGTTCAAGTTCTACTAGTGACACAGGTAGTGCTGTATTTATGAGAAATGGTTATAGTGAAGCTGAAACTCAAGCCAAGTCACTAGAAAAACTATTCAAAAGACAAGAAAAACAATTCTTAAGATTAGTATTGAACATTTGTAGAAAATTAGGTGATTTCAATATTAACTTACAAGATATTGATATTAGATTTACTAGAAGAAATTATGAAAACATTTTACAAAAGACACAAGTTCTTACTGAAATGTTGAATAATGAAAAGATTGACCCACAACTTGCTTTCTCTTATTGTGGAATGTTCACTGACCCAGACTTAGCATTTAAGCAAAGTATGGACTATTACAAAAAAGCAGTTGATGAGGAAGATAAAAAGATGAATGACCTTGCCAATAAAGATATTCAAAATCAAAAAGATAAAATTGGAGGTCAATTAAATGTATGAGAAAGCTGATAAGGCAATTAGCATACTAAATAAATACATTATAGATACTTATTCCCAATTCTCTCATCTTTCATATGTTGATGAACTCCATGTGTTAGCAAAAGTTAATTCTTCATTTGAGAAATTGCACACAAAAAT